CTTATGATCTGCATATAGGTCCCTTAAAATAAGATGTCCAAAAGCTATATGTAATAACTCATGCTTTATTAAGCCAAATCTATGATCTTCACTTAGATCACTATAGAATTGTGGATTTATAGTTAATTGCATACCAATACCATGCTTGCTTACACCTGCTGTAGGTATACGCTCACTGTATTGTTTATTTATGCCAATTAAAAAGAGCCCGTAAAAGGGCTCTGAAAATATTAAACTTTTGGTTGTTCTTGCAACCTGATCTTGAATGTTTATCATCTCTTCATAATTTTATCTAGTATTGTTTTGTATATAGAATGCATTGTTTGCTCTTCTATGTATATATATAGTTGTTGTTTTCCAATTAGTGGAATTTCTTTAAATAATACTGCATCTGCAAACTTTTTTCTATTCTTAAACATTAAAGCTTTATGCATTAACAAATCTGTAGTATCATCTTGATAATTACCTTTATAAATTTCCCAAGCTAATTCTTGATCTTCTTTAAGACCTTGAAACATCTCTTTTAATTTAAAAAATTCATCAATAGTAATTACTTTGAGATCAGTTCTATCCATACCCCTGGGTTTTCTTTACTATATTTATATTTTTCAAATCCGGGTATAATAAACTCAGCATTATCATCTTCAATCCATCCATATTTAACCATATCATCTTGTACAGTCTGTGCAGGATTTATGTAGTCAAACTTATGACGGCTGCCTCTAATAAACTCAAACGTTATTTTAACTGGTAACTTATGTTTTTCTAACTCTGTTTTAAAGTCTTCAGCATAACTAAGATATATATCTTTAGTTGCTTTTCTATAAGTCATCACGGCCTTACTTGCTATAAAGTATTTACCTGTCCAACGTCTACCATTCTTACTAGAAGGAACGTTACCTGGTATCCACCATTTTTTATTTTCCATATTATTTATTTAATGTTTCTTTTAATAAAGGTTTAAGCATTGCATGTAATTTATCAAATCCTATTTCTTTCATAGCATCTGATATGTCTTTGCATATAGTTGGTACAAATCCATAGATATTATATGTTTTTGCATACATATCTACAGCATGTCTACCGGCATCATCATTATCAAAAAGAGTTATTACTTTTTTGTATTTCTTCTTCAGGTGCTCTACTATGTGAGGTTTAATCATAGTATTCTCTGAGTCAGGACTAATAACTTCTATATTATATCCCATACTCTTCAGACACATAGCATCTTTAAGTGATGAACAAATAACTAAATACGGTTCAGTATATTGTAACTGATCTTTACCTTGTAAATATGACTTAGCTTTATAAAACTTGTACTTCTTACTAAAAGGTTGGTACATTTTATATACATCATCATTTTTATCAAAATATCCATAACACCACTTACTACCTATAGTAAGCTTGTTTATCTCTCCCGCCTCTTCTTTGACTAAATTATAATAATCAATTGGTTTAACGTTGTACTCACTTAGCATAGTCTTACCTATTCTAAATGATAACCAAAACTTTCTATCTTCAGTTGTCCACTGCCTTTCTTTAATGAAATCAATTTCCCATTTATTCTGAGGCTGAAATTTTTGTTGTACATATTCAGATGATCTAACATGTTTGTTATAATCAGATACCATTCTTGTCATGGCACCATGAAAATCCATATTAAACATCACTTTTACTAAGTCTATTTTATTACCACTTTTACCTGTTGAAAAGTCTTTAAACTTATACTGCATAATAGATTTATCTACATATATGCAAAAACTAGGAGTACGTTCATTAGGATTAAATATAGATTTAATCTTTATGTCTTGACCCGTTAGTTGTTCAGGAAGATCTAAGTAGTATTGAAAAACCCAAGTGCTTGGTACATCTTGTCCTTCTGCTACAATGTTTTTAGTGTTAAACATAAAATCAAAGATATTAAAAAAAAAGGGCCCAGCATTACACTGAGCCCAATTTTCACAATTAACTAACTACTACAATTCAAAGTCAGATCCTGCTGCAGGAGCTGGCTCAAAATTACTTGCAGGTGTTGATTCCTTTTTAATCATAGGTCTGAAATGATTGGTATCATTTTTATCAAACTCAGTTAAATTAGAATTCTCTGCATCTAGAGCTTCTAGAGGCACACCCATTCTATTTCTCTTTGGTAAAAATAAGTCATTGTTTACATAACCTTCTTTGTTTTCCCATTCACGTGCACCCAAACATGCATTAATGTATCCTGTTTGAGAACAGATTTTTGCAGCCTTTAACATAAAGTCTTCAATTGTTCCTGCCTCAATAGCATCAAGTTCATCTCTCTTTCCTACAACTTCAGATAAGAAAACCATAGCTTTCAACACTTCTGTGTCTCTGCTGATTTCATTACCATTGTTTAGTGTAGCATCTTTAAATGGATACGGAGAGAATCTTACTCTGCCTACCTGGCCTTCATAACGTGGCCCATTAGGATTATTTACATCTTTTAGGAAACCATTAAATTCACCTTCAACAGGCTCACCTTCAATGTGCAATGTGATGTTGTAAGCATCAGCATCATATGGAGTTTGATCAAATGTAATTGAATTGATCATTACTTTTTGATTTCCTGTTCCAATTACTGGTTTTGTTCCACCTGTTCCGGCAGACATGTCTTTAGTACTTAACATAATTTTTGATTTTTTTTATTAATAATTAATTATTTGTTGTATGCATTGATACAACTGGTTACAAACTGTAGGTCATTGTCAATAAATTTATTTTCAAACATACCCATTGGTGATTTACATGTGTTCTCACCATTGTTTTGGGTCTCAAAACCATAGACAAGTTCACCATCATCATTTTTATTTACTTTTCCAAATAAAACAATAGAGAATAGGCCTTCTAAAGTTAAAGTGTTGTCAATCATTTTTCCAACAGTTTTAGCTTTAATCTTTCTATTTCCATTAATATCAGTTGAATCTTCTGAGTGAGTTAAGAAAATGATAGTCAAGTCTTCTCTTAGATCTTTAGGTAGCTTAGCAACTTGTGCTAAGTTAGCTGCAATCTGAGTAAACTTTTCATAACCTTTTTCATTAGCTCTATCAAAATATTCAAAAGAACTCATATATTGCCAATCATCAACTACAATAGTTTTGATATGGCTCATTTTGTCATTTACATGACGCATTGCCTTAATAATACCTGGTGCAGTTGCAGCAGATGTTAAGTTACCTTTGGGGTTTTCTTTTGTTATCTGAGTATACTTACTCTTCCAACCCTTAAAAGGTAGAGGCTTGTTTGCTATGTTTATAATGAAAGTCTCTTTTGGATCTAATGTCCTGATTGAGGTAGACTTTCCTGTACCTGAATCTGCAATTACTAATACGCTGTTTGCCATGTTTATTTAATTAATTTATTGATTACTTTGGTTAATGTTATTAATGTTTGATTTATATCTTCTAACTTGTCAACCAGTGCTGTAGGACTGTTTGCATCAGGGTTAGGTAAATCAAATAATGTTTTAGTTACATCTGCTATAAACTTTGGTTTTTCTATTACAGACTCACCTGATCTAGAGGTTATATCATTTATAACTTTTAATTCACTAACCGGTATAAGATGTCTTTGAAACCCTGAACTAGATGTTACTAACTCATATTCTGATTTCCAATGAGGATTACATTTATGTAAATATAATGTTCTTTTTGGATCTTCAGTGTCATAGTCAATAGATACAAACTCTGTGTAAATATCTTTATCTTTTTCAAGCTCACTAGGAAAGAATGATACATGTAGATCATCTTTACCTTTTGGTCTATAAGCCATCTTTGGTATATATAGAGCATTTACATTACCACTTTTTTGGAAATAATCTTCATGCTCTTCTTTTAATTTGTTTACTTTTTGTTTACGTTCATCAGGAGTTAGTCCCATAATTTCTGTCTTTATTTTTTTAGTATTTATCATCTACGTTCTTGTTGTGCAGGTGTTGCCATTTCTGCAATTTGCATTTTCTCAAATTCTGCTTTGAAAAAACTCATTCTTGCATCACCGTTTCTAGCTTTTAGGAAATGTAGCACAAGAGTTCTATCATTTTCTATAAGATATCTATCAGGGCCATAGAATCTAATCTTTTGTTTAGCTGGCCTATTGATACCTATTAACATATCTGCATGTTGTAGCATAGCATCTGATCCAAATATATCTGACTCAAGAATATAATTACCATACTTGCCATCAATTGCTCTGTCAGGGTTATCAATATTTCTATTGAGTTGTGATAGTGCAATAAATAAACAAGGATAGTCACGCTTACATTGTGTAAAGAATTCACCTAGTTCAAATAACATATCTAATGAATTGTTTTGATAGGGTGCTCTCTTTACAAGCATAGTGTGATCTAATGTAATAATTGTTTTC